AACTTATGTGGAACTGACAGAAGAAGAGGCGGAAAGTCTTGCGCCTGTAACTGACGATTCCATTCAAGAGGATTTTCAACCAAGCGAGGAAGTTCAATCAGCTGCTGACGAATTGTCAGAAGCTGACAAAAATACTCGGTTGGCTCAGAACCGTATTAATCAAGCGGTTAAGCAAGCGAAAGATTTTCAGCGACGTGAATTGCAGGCGCTTCAGTACGCTAAGCAGTTGATGGAGCAAAATCAGAATCTTTCGAATCAGTTGTCCCATAGCCAGAATTCGGCAGTGGAAGATCAACTTAAGGTTCAGCAAAGTTATACCGACGAATTTGAAAATCGTGTGGATGCTCAAGCAGATGCCGCTAAGTCAACTATGCAGAAGGCATATGACAGTGGTGATCAGGAGGCGTTGGTGGAGGCGCAGCAATTGCTGGCGCGTGCTGAAGCTGACCGCAGTTCGCTGAATCAGTACAAGCAACAGTTGGACGATTATAAAAAGAATCTTGAGGTTTATAACGCTCAACAACAGGAATTGGCTCAGCAAGCGCCGCAACCCCAACAGACGCCGCAACAGGCTCAACAACCTGTTTATAGCGAGCCTTCAGACAAGGCGAAAAAGTGGGCAACGGACAACGAATGGTTCGGAACGAATAAGGGTTTAACTAACGTTGCATTCGAAGTTCATCAAGAGTTGGCCCAGAGCGGCATTGACACTGAATCAGACCAATACTATTCTCAACTGGATAATGGGATTAAACAGAAAGTTTCTGAATTAACAAATTCTTTTAATCCTAATACAAACGCAGGAAATGGCAGACAACCCGTCCAGACTGTCGTCTCCACTACGCGCACAACTGGAAATGGACGCAGTCAAAATGATCGTAGGATTGAATTGACTCCAAGTGAACAGCAGTTAGCTCAACGCTTAGGGGTTCCATTCAAGGAATACGCGAAACAGAAAATGAGGTTACAGCAATCATGAGCGAGGAAATTCAAGGAGATGAGAGTACATCCTCGAGTTCGGGTACTGATCGTAGTTCCCGTAGCGATAACACTCGAGAAGATACAACTGCTCGTCGACCATGGAAGCCCCCGCAATTGTTGAATGCTCCTGATGCTCCTCCTGGGATGCGGTATCGATGGATACGTACTCACATCCGTGGAGTAGAGGATCGCACCAACGTTCACATGCGTTTACGTGAAGGTTATGTTCCGGTGAAGCCTGAAGAAGTGGAGGGGTCCGAACTCCCCACCATTATGGAAGGTCAGCATGCAGGGACTGTCGGTGTGGGCGGCTTAATTCTGGCGAAAATTCCAGAAGAAACTGCTCAAGAGCGGAATTCTTATTACAATAAGATGACCGATCAACAAATGAATGCGGTAGACAATGACCTCATGAGGGATGAGCACCCGGCGATGCCGATCAGTAGAGAGCGGAAGACCCAGGTGACTTTTGGTAGTCCTAAGAAAAGTTAGTTCTTAGGACTTTGTTTTGATTGTTGTCTAGGAGGCATAAGCAATGGCTAATAATGACGCTGCTTTTGGTCTTCGCCCAGTGCGTATGATAGGAGGCTCTTATAACTCCAGCGGTCAATCTGAATATCGTATTACCACGTCTACGGCGTCGTATTCGACTAAGATTTACCAAGGAGATGTCGTTACTCAGGCTACAACCGGAGTAGTAACTCGTATTGCACGCGCAGATGGCGGAAGTGCCACAAGCGATATCATTGTGGGTGTTTTTAATGGGTGTTTTTATACAGACCCCACGACCAGCACCCCAACCTGGAGCAATTACTGGCCTGGCAACGCTGCCACAGATGCTGTTGGCTTTTTCATTGACGACCCGATGGTTGTTTTTGAAATACAAGCCGACGCAGCATTTCCTGTGACGGATTTGTGGGGTAATTTCGACATCGTTGACCAATCCACTGTGGGTGATACCACCAGTGGGCGCTCCAACGTGGAACTCGATGTCACTACGGGTGCGACAACGGCGACTTTGCCGATGAAAGCACTTAATATTTCTGGTGATCCAGAGAATTCTGATACGTCAGCAGCAAACACGAACGTGTATGTTGTGATTCAGAATCACCTGTTTGGTCAGAAACAAGTCGGCTTGGCTTAAAGGAGGGTTGAGATATGGCTATTAGTCGCGCACAACTCGCCAAAGAGCTTGAGCCTGGACTCAATGCCCTTTTCGGGATGGAGTACGCTCGGTACGAGAACGAAACTGCGGAGATTTTCGACACAGAAAGTTCTGATCGTGCGTTTGAAGAAGAAGTTCTGATCATTGGTTTTGGTAATGCGGCAGTGAAGACGGAAGGCCAAGGTGTTGATTATGACAGCGCCAACGAAGGCTTTACGGCTCGCTATACGCACGAAACCATTGCATTGGCTTTCGCTCTAACTGAAGAGGCTGTCGAAGACAACCTGTATGACCGCTTGGGCGCTCGTTACACGAAAGCTCTGGCACGTAGCATGGCACACAGCAAGCAAGTTAAAGGTGCTGCTGTACTGAACAATGCGTTTAGTTCCAGCTACACAGGTGGTGATGGCGTTTCTTTGGTGAATACTTCGCATCCGTTGGCGGGAGGTGGGACTCTGTCCAATCGCCCCAGCACGTATGTGGATTTAAATGAAACAGCTCTGGAAAGTGCCTTGATCACGATATCGACCTTTACCGATGATCGAAGCATGATCCTTGCTCTGCAAGGTACGAAGCTTGTTGTTCCTCCGCAATCGCAATTCATTGCCGATAGGCTGATTGAATCTCCTGGCCGCCCAGGTACAGCAGACAATGACATCAATGCAGTGCGGAACATGGGGCTTCTCCCACAGGGTTACACAGTCAATCATTTCCTCACGGATACGGACGCATGGTTCGTCCTGACTGACTGTCCTGATGGTTTGAAGCACTTTGAGAGAACTCCGATTAGCACCTCAATGGAAGGGGATTTCGATACGGGTAATGTTCGATACAAAGCTCGTGAGAGATACTCTTTTGGATGGAGCAATCCGAGAGCTGTCTATGGTTCATCAGGTGGTTGATGTGAAGTGAAAGTGATGGCCTTCGGGCCATCGCTTTATTTCTGGGAAAAACAGCCCTAGCGACTGACCCAGCAGACGCTTACGAAGACTCTAGGGCAAATCCTTTCGTAAGGAGGTAACGAAGTGGCTCAGACTACTTTTTCAGGTCCGGTTCGATCTCTTGGTGGTTTCATCAGTGCAGGCTCGACTAGCTTTGTCAGTTTGACAGCTAATACCACCATTACGGTGGCAGCTCACGCAGGTAAAGTTTTGTTGTGTAATGACGCCGATGGCGTATTCACGTTGCCTAGCATTGTGACAACCACTCCAACTGATCCTACTGACCCAACCCAAACTAATAACTTGGGGATGACCTTTACATTCGTCGTAGTTACGGCTGCAACGGATATGGATATCTCGACAGATGGCACTGACAAGTATGTTGGCGGTGCGTATATCGGGATTGATGACAGTGCGGCAGGCAAGACCTTTATTTCAGGGTCTTCTAACGATGTCATTACTCAAAATGGTTCTACCAAAGGGGGCTTAGCCGGTAGTGTTATTCGCGTAACGGCGATTGCCAGTGCGAAGTATTTTGTCGAAGGACAATTGCTTGGTTCAGGTACGTTGGTTACTCCATTTGCTGACGCATAATTCTGGAGTGAAATAAGATGCCATCACGAATTGTAGGCGCTGATGTAAAAACAGCGACAGCGACAGCGGATGCTGCTCTTGTGGCACATCCTTGTCGGCTACGTGGACTGATTGTAGCGGGTGGATCTTCTGATGGTTCTGTCATTTTTTATGACAATGCCAGTGCGGCTTCTGGAACGGCTATTTTAACGATTGCTGTTAATGCTAATACCAATGAGTCATTAAACATCCCGGATCAAGGGGTGTATGCGTCGAATGGTCTTTATGCAGATATCACTAATATAGACCGTGTCACTGTCTTCTTTTGCTAGGAGATTAAATGGCTACATCAGGGTCCAGAGACTTTGAACCAGACGTTGCAGAGTACGTAGAAGAAGCATTCGAGCGTTGTGGTCTTGAGTATCGTACGGGATACGACGGGTATACGGCCCGTCGTTCCCTGAATTTGTTGTTTGCTGATTGGGCCAACCGTGGCCTGAACCAGTGGACGATTAATAACTCTAATACGGCACTCACCAAGGGTCTGACATACGTTGATCTAGATGCGTATACCATCGATGTGCTGGACGTAGTGTTACGTCGAGCCAATGACGATGGGACGGATCGGGATTATCAGTTGACGCAAATTGGTCGGGCTGAATATTGGAATATTCCGTCGAAATCGACTGAAGCGCGTCCAACTCAGTGGTTCTTGGACAAGCAAATTACGCCCAGGTTGTATTTCTGGCCTGCATCAGAAAATGCGACCGATAAGTTGTACATGAATCGTTTGATCCGTATTGAAGATGCGGATGCAGCGATCAATACGGTGAATATGCCGTTCCGTTTCTATCCATGTTTGGCGGCAGGCTTGGCCTATTACATTGCGATGAAACGAGCTCCTGATCGTATAGAGTTTTTGAAGAGCATTTATGAGGAAGAATTTGCTCGAGCAAGTGATCAGGATGAAAGTCGTGCTTCATTGATGGTAGCGCCTGCTTTGCGGAGCTATAAGAGGGCTTAATGGCATATGCATCTGGCAAGTTTGCGATTGCCATCTGTGACAGATGCGGGTTTCGCTTTCCTTATCCAAGCCTTAAAAAAGAATGGACAGGCTTTCGTGTCTGTTCTGAATGTTTTGAGCCTAAGAGTCCTCAATTAGAGCCTGTACCTTATACGGCAGATCCTGAAGCATTACGTAATCCTCGTCCTGATGTCAGTACAACAGCAGGTGAAGGGTTGGTACGTACGTTTGATCCTAATGCAATGACGACAACAACAGGCGATTCCATTGGTTATGCCTTTGCTGGATTAGAGGCAGAGGGTGAGGTGGGAACGCTGACGGTAACTACAACATGAGCTTTACTTATGACAGTTTAAAGACAGCGATTCAGGATTATTCTGAAAGTGCAGAAACCACTTTTGTGACAAATCTTCCTGTTTTTATCAAAGAAGCTGAAGAACGTATTTTGAAGACGGTTGAGTTGCCTGTTTTTCGAAAGAATGTTACGGGTACGGCTACTTCGGGAACTCCGTATTTAGGGTCGCCTACTGATTTTTTATCTCCTTTTAGTTTGGCGGTGATTAGTAGCAGTGTGTATACCTATCTGTACTTTAAGCATGTGTCATTTATCCGTGATTACACGCCGAATGCTTCAACCACAGGGGAGCCTTTGTATTACGCGCAGTTCGATGACGATACTTTCATCTTGGCTCCGACGCCGGATGCTGATTACACCTTTGAGCTTCATTACAAGTATCGACCGGCCTCGTTAACAGCAGGTGCTTCTGATGGCACAACTTGGCTTTCAACTAATGCACCAGATGCCATGCTGTATGGCTCTTTGGTTGAAGCTGCTAATTTTTTGAAGAGTCCTGAAGAGTCAGCGATGTATGAACAACGCTTTCAGGGTGGATTAATGGGTCTTAAGAAGCTTGGTGAATCTTACGGGGTTCGTGATGAATTCCGTTATGACATCTCAAGAGGTGCTCTTGGATAATCTAGAAGGTAAACACGTTGCGCTCTTAGGGCTTGGTCATAGTCAGTTGGACTATCACCTGTCGATTACGCACAGCGAAGAATACGACGAAGTTTGGGCGATTAATTCGATGTGTGCTGTAGTTAATGCAGATCGGGTTTTCATGATGGACCCTGCTTCACGTTTCTTTGAAAGCGATGATGCAGGTGGCCAAACAGAGGTCATGAAGAAAACGTTACCCAACCTGACATGCCCTGTGTATTCCTGCGAATTGGATAAGCGGGTGCCTGCGATTGAGCTTTATCCGCTGGAAGAGATCGTTGGAGAATTGGGCTGTGGGTACTTCAATAACACCATTTCTTACGCCATTGCTTTTGCCTTATGGAAACGCATAGGAAGGCTCAGTGTCTTTGGCGCTGATTTTACTTACACCACCAACATGCACTATGGCGAATTAGGACGGGCCTGTTGTGAGTTTTGGCTTTCTCGCTGCATGGTGGCAGGGATAGAGGTAGCTATTGCGCCACGCTCTCCTTTATTGGATACGAATATTATAGAGAAGCAACGGCTTTACGGTTATCACCGCTTAGAGAACCCTCCTGTGGTTTACCTTGAGAAAGGTAACTTAAAGGTTACCCCGTTCTCTGAAATTGAGCAGGAAGAAGAGGTCGTGGTATCGATTCATGGACGCCAGGACAATGTGCAGATTACCCAACCTGTTGAGCCAAAGAGTTACTGATGCTGCAAGTTGATTTAGATGCGTCGGTGGGAACTCTCGGGGTAGAGACTACGGATTATCGGGGGCATACCCCAGAAGAATGGGCCAGCATGGCGGCCAACAGAATTGTCAGTATTAGCAATACGGCTCCTGAGCCAATACGACAGCAGGCGCATGCCTTTAAGAAGCAGGTAGAAGTGTTGCTTGCGGATTACATGCATAAGGCTGTGGATAGTCATATGTGTACGATAGGGAATAAACTTGAACAACAGGGCCACCGTGATATGGCCGCAATCATTAGGAGGCTGTAATGGCAATCACACAAGCAATGTGTACAAGCTTCAAGAAAGAACTCTTGCAAGCCAAGCACAACTTTTCCACGGGTGGAAACACGTTCAAGTTGGCGCTGTACACCAGTTCAGCCACCATGAGTGCTTCCACTACGGCGTATACCACGACCAATGAAGCAACGGGTACGAACTATACCGCTAAGGGTGGCACCTTAACTAAGGTGGAACCGACTAGTTCGGGTACTACGGCGTTTACTGATTTTGCGGATTTGACCTTTGGCACTGCAACGATCACGGCCCGAGGCTGCATGATCTTTAATGACACAGCATCAGGCGATCCTTCTGTAGCGGTGTTTGATTTCGGTGGCAATAAGACCAGCACAGCGGGTAGTTTTACGATTACGTTCCCCACCGCTGATGCTAGTAATGCGGTTATACGCATAGCATAGGTTAACGTATGGCCCAGATCACTGGATGGGGCCGACTTACGTGGGGAGAGGGTCCGTGGGGCGAACCCGTTCCTGTCGAACTTACGGGAGTCGCAGCCACTGGCGCGGTAGGAACTTTAGTAGCTACCGGGGTTGCCAATGTGGCAATCACGGGGCTGGCTGGAACAGGGTCCGTTGGTACGCTCACAGTAGCGGCAGCGGCGAATGTAGCGGTCACAGGGCTGGCAGGCACGGGGTCTGTTGGCAGTTTAACAGCGACAGGAGCCGCTGATGTATCTCCGACAGGTCTTGCAGGCACAGGTTCAGTTGGCACCCTCACGGCTACGGGCGGCGCGACTGTCGCTGAAACGGGGCTGGCAGGCACTGGCGCTGTCGGAACGCTTGTTGCAACCGGCGTTGCGAATGTCAGTCCTACTGGCCTCGCAGGGACTGGAGCGGTTGGCTCAGTCTCGGTTGAGGCAGCGTCCAATACGGCAGTCACGGGTCTTGCGGGTACGGGCGCAGTTGGCACCCTCCTGGCGGCAGGCTTTGCGATCCATGGAGTCAGC